AGATTGATTACTGGATGCCGGTGCCGATCCTGCCGGAGAAGGAGCGGAAATGAACCGAGTCTGGTCCTGGGTGAAGGAATGGTGGGGCGTGGTCTTTATCGGCCTCGTCGCCCTGGCTGTCTTCGGAACGATTATCTGGATGGTGTTCTTCTATGAGCCGCTGACGGAGGGCGTTGTCATCGGGAAAGATTACACGCCCGCGTATAACACGTATGCGCCGATCCACATGAACGTGGACGGGAAAACGCAGATCATCCCGCAATGGCGGTATGTGTCGGAGAAGTGGTGCGTCACTGTGCAGAACGGCGATAACACCGACTGGTGGTATGTGTCCCAGGAATACTACGACAGCGTCAAGATCGGGGATTGGGTGACGAAATGAGCGTACTGTGGATCGAAACGGATAAGGGGCGGGTCTACATCGACGGCGATGACGCGGTGGAGATGATTGTGCCGCCGGGTGAGCCTTACCGGCTCAGTGACCGGCAGCCTCCGGAGCAGGTTTTTCCGCGGGAAACCGAAAAGGAGAAACGGATGTATGAGCAGGCTATGGAGATGATCAAGGGCTGGCTCAAGAAGGCAGGAATGGGAGTGACAAAATGATCGGAGGGCCGACAAAGATGAGTACGATAGCGAAACGGCGCACGGTGGAGAAGTCCGGCACTGACTGGCAGCCGACCGAGGAACAGGAGCAGGCGGCTGTGATCGAATGGGCAGTGCTGATGGCAAAGCAGTTCCCGGATCTGGAAGACCTGATCCATATCCCGAACGGCGGCCTGCGGTCCAAGTCAGAGGCGGTCCGGTTCAAGCGGCTGGGCGTCCGTCCTGGAGTGTCCGACCTGTTTCTCCCGGCGCCGGTCGGAAAATATCACGGCCTCTGGGTCGAGATGAAGCGGCGGAAAGGCGGCAGGCTGAGACCGGATCAAAAGGACTGGCTCGACCGCATGAACCGGAAGGGATATCTGGCTGTCCGGGCGGATGGCGCAGAGGAAGCGTGTGACGTGATTTATCGGTATTTGACCGGAAAGTTTGACGAGATCGTTCCGTAGGGGATGTGCCCCTGGCGGTTTATCGGGGAAAACAAAACAAAAATCTAAAAGGAGAGCGGAAGGACCCTCGCCGCTATAAAAATTTGTTGATCTTTTTTTTTAAACCTGTTGTTCCAAATCCCGATGGAGACGGCAATACTTCATCGCGGGGTGGTAATTGTGAAAGCGCGGATGTTTTCCCGAGTCCGCACTTTTTTAGAGGGAGGTGAAAATGGTACTTGAAAATCTGCGGTATCTTGCGGGCGTGCTGTTCTGGGCGCTGGCTGACTTGTTTCTCGGCCTCGCGTGGGTCGGGATCCTGGGCGTCATCATCTGGACGATCATCAAAGGGAGCGGCGGCGATGATTGAGGCGGTTATCATAACGTCAGGCCTGACGATCGTGTCGCTGATCCTGATCGTGCTGTGGGAGCTGCTGAAATGACGCTGCGGCAGGTCTTCGAAATCGTCGCGGCCATCCTGCCGCAGATGCGGTCAGGGGAGATTCGGCTTTTTGTCAAAAACCACGAGATCACGCACGTCAACAAGACCGAAGAGGTCTTTCCGCCCAAAACCGACCGTCCGAAATCATGATATAATATGCTCATAAAAAGACGTAAGACCCTTGGAAAGGCGCGTCCGGATGTTGAACCCGGGCAGCGCCTTTTTTATTTGCGAAAACGGAGGTGGATGATGAGTGACGAGTTGAAGGAAATGACGATCGGTGAGGCAATGGAGAAAGGCGAGCTGGTGCAGGTCGTGCCGCAGCCGCGGTGGAAATCCTGGGCGGTTTGGCTCAGTTTCTTCGGGGCACTGTGGACGATTCTCAGCGCATTCGGACTGCCGCAGAAATGGGGCATCGAGGAAGGCGTCTTCAAGACGGTCCTGGACGCTGTCGGGACGATCCTGATAGGATTTGGCATACTCAACAATCCGACCGACAAGGCGAACTTCTGATGAGCGCGGCACAGTATGCAACATTGGGCGCGCTGATCCTCGCTGGAGTCGTCTGGCTCGCGAAATGGTGGATCAGCAAGAGCCTGGATGCCCGCTTTGAACGACGGGAGCGCTCAGAGCGTGAGTATCGCGAAGAGCAGGTTCGGGACGCGATCCGACAGCAGAAGGGGCAGCAGGTCATGACCAACAGTCTGCTGGTGATCCTGCAGCACATGATCTATGGCAACCACGTCGAGAACCTGGAACGGGCGCAGAAGGATCTGCAGGCTTTCCGGTCGGAAAATGAGGCCGCGATCCTTGAAAAAGCGACAAAGTACAACTTGCGATAAACGGCGGGCGTCAAGGAGGGGGACAGACGGCGGGCAGCTGTCCACGCTGTTCCGGTGAAAGCCGGACCGCCGTTTTCTTTGGGAGGACTATGATATATTACAGACAGCCTTTTACAGGCGATTACGCAATCAACCAGCGCTTCGGGGAGAAGATCACGAATCCTGCCGGTCACACAGGCATTGATTACCTGTGTCCCAGCGGCACGCCGATCCTGGCATCAGCTGCCGGGCAGGTGCTTTATGCTGGATGGAAGAACGGCGGGTACGGCTACTGCGTGTTTATCGCGCACGCTGACGGTAACACGACGATTTATGAGCATCTGCTCAGCTCGATCCCGGTTACCGTCGGCCAGCGAGTCGAACAGGGCGACGTCATCGGCTATTCCGGCTCGACCGGAAATTCGACAGGACCGCATCTGCATTTTGAGATCCGCGGGAAAGACGGCAAAGCCTTCGACCCGATGACCGTTCTTCATTCGGTCGACGACACAGTGGCCAGCCATCAGCCGACAGCCGTCAGCGCGCCGCTGAAAGAGCCGGGCGCATTAGGTGAGATGGTGCAGGTGGTCTGCCGGGATGGGGCGCGGGTGTTCAATCCGGACTGGTCGATGCGCGACGTCGGTTTTCCGCAGGGCACAGAATTGCATTACACCGGAAAGACGGTCAAGCGCCCTGGTTTCCCGGAACTGACGTATTGCGAGGTGTACGAAGAGCCACGGAAGTATTACGTCGCGATTCACGACGGAAATACGCAGATTTTGGATTCGGAGTAAAAGCGGCGATGCGGCATAACCGGCGATACGGAGAGATTGGCAGAAAGCTGATCCGAACGCTTCCGGAATTTGAAGATATCCGGGATGCAGGGCCGCGCATTGCTTATCTCAGTTCTTCCAAGCAGAAAATGAAAAAGACGCATGCTGTCTGCGGTGAATGTTTCAAGGTGGAAGAAAAGTATTTCTGGTGCTGTCCCTACGATTTTTTTATCGTAGTCTACGAGCCGAACGTCATGAATTTCAACGCCGCACAAATCGAAACGCTGATCCGGCACGAGCTGCATCATGTCGGGATCGAGTATACCGACAGTGGGATAGATTATTTTGTAAAACCGCATGACGTGGAGGAATTCTGGGAGATCATCAATGACTGCGGTTTAGCATGGAGCACGACCGATGGCTAATCCGCGTGCCTTCGAAAACGGGAAAGCCACCAGATTTCGAAGCGGCAAAGAAGCGGCAAAGAAGGGCACCGAAGGCGGAAAGGCTTCAGGGGAGGCACGGGCGGCTTTCAAGTCGCTCAAGGAAGATCTGAAGGCGCGCTGCACGCCGGAGCGGGTGGAGAAGATGAATAACACCCTCCTGCTGATGGCTGAGCGCGGGAATCTGCGGGCTTACGAGATCATTCAGCGGTCACTCGGCGAGGATCCGGAGATCGAGATCAAGCGGGCGGAACTGAAGCTCAAGAAGGCTGAGGCGGAGCGGAAGCGGCAGGAAAGCCAGGGTACGGAAGTCCAGGGCGGAGCGGATCCGCGAGCGGCGATTCTGGAGCAAATCGAAAGGATCATGAGCAGTGGCAAGAATACCGCCGGCTGAACAAGCGCATTACGGGCCTTTTTCTGAAAAGCACCTGCTTTATATCGGGCGTGCTCTGCGGAGTTCTTTTTGCGTCGGGGAGGGTTCTGTCCGTGCCGGGAAAACCGTCGATCACTGCTTTATCGCCTCGTGTTATCTGGAGCGATGCACGGAAAAATTTCACCTGGCATCCGGCTCGACGATCGGGAACGCGAAGCTGAACATCGGCGTGTGCAACGGGCTCGGGCTGGAGAACCTTTTCGCGGGGCGGTCTCACTGGGGACAGTACCGCGATAATGAGGCGCTGTACATCGACACCGCCACGGGAGAGAAGGTCGTTATCTTTGCCGGAGGCGGGAAGGCTGACAGCTACAAGCGGATCCTCGGAAACTCATATGGCTTGTGGATCGCGACAGAAATCAATGAGCATTACGACTGCGACGACAGTCGGACGTCCTTCATCAAGGTCGCCATGGCCCGTCAGGCAGCGTCTCCGGAGCCGCTGACGCTCTGGGATCTGAATCCGTCCAGCCCACGGCACCGGATCTATACGGATTACATCGATCGCTATCAGATGGAGGGGCTGCCTGGGTATCTCTACGGGCATTTCACGATCCATGATAATGCCACACTGAGTCCGGAACAGCTGAAAGCGTTTATCGCCCGGTATGACAAGACTTCGGCCTGGTACCGCCGGGACATCCTCGGCCAGCGCGTCATTGCCGAAGGTCTGATCTACGAAGCCTTCGCGGATAAACCGGAAGCGTGGGCAATTTCGGAAGAAGATCTGCGGAAGAAGTACCTGGACAAGTCAGGACACTGGAATTTTGAATATATCAACATTGGCGTAGACTATGGCGGCAATGGCTCCGCGCATGCATTTGTGGCTATCGGGATCACGGCGGATTGGCGCATCATCGTCCTGCGGTCAAAACGTATCCCGGCAAAAGGCATGACGGTCGAGACCCTGACAAAGCACTTTCTCGCTTTCGGAAATTCCGTCATCGAAGACTACGGGCGCATTGACGCTACCTACTGCGACAGCGCGGAACAAACCATCATTGCCACATTTCGTCAGGCAGCCCCGTGGCCCGTTGTCAATGCGCTCAAAGGGCAGATCATCGACCGCATCCGCTTCACAGAGCTTGCCATGACGTCATCTTACCTGCATTTCGTTAAAGGATCCTGTGACAGCCTGGTGACCGCATGGTCTGAGTGCGTCTGGGATCCGGACGAGCCGGACGCATGGGTCAGGCTCGACAACGGCACGACAGACATTGACAGCAACGACGCGTGGGAATACAGCGTCGAAAGATTCATCCCGGCCATCATCCGGGAAATTGAGGGGTCAGTATGAATTTTTTAGAAAATATCAGGAACATCGTCCTGCGCCTTTTCGGTGCAGACCCAGTCACGACCGACGAAGACATAAGCCTCATGGACGAGGCTGACCGCAGATACAGGGAGCTGCGGGGCTACAACCTGACCGCGATCTTCGCGGGTAAACTGTCCACATTCACAGCGACAGACAGCACTGTCGAAGTGACCGGCGGCAGCACACGCGCCGAGCTGCTCGACGAAGTCATTCAGCACGTCTGGTCAAAGTCAAAAAAATGGATCTCAACCGCTTACGGCACCGGCGGCGTCCTGTTGATCCCGTATGTCGTGAGCAGAAAAGTCTACGTCGACATCGTCCCGCAGTCTTCCATGGCGATCAACCGCGTCAACGGGGATGAACTCCGAGCCGTCTCGATCATTGCGGACAGCACTGCACAGGACAACAAAAAATATTTCCGCTGGACGGACTACAGCCTGGAAGATAACGGTATCCTGGTCATCCGTCAGCGGGCAACCGATGCCGCAGGAAAAGTCATCCCGATCACGTCCATTACCGAATGGACAGGAATCGTTGAGGAAATGACCATCAGCGGGGTAGAGCATCTGCCCCTTGCGTATATCAAAAACCCGACAGATAACCGGCAGACAGAAGCGCCTTACGGTGTCCCGATCACCTATGGCTGCGACGACAAGATCAAAGAAATCATCGAATGTCAGGATGACATCCGCCGGGAATACAAGCTGAAGAAACCCATCGTCGGGATGGATACGACGCTTTTCAAAACTGAGAACGGGCGGCGCCATCTGCCTGTCACAGGACTTTTCATGCCCGTCAACCCGAACGGTCTGAATACCTCCGGCAAACTGTGGGACGTCTACGACCCGGCCATCCGAGACAGCGCGTATTACACCAGACTCCAGCACCTCTACGGTGAGCTGGAGAAACAGGTCGGCACCTCCCGCGGGATCCTCACCGAACCGCAAAGCCATGGAGCGACCGCAACGGAGATCAAGGCCGCCAACTATGACACCTACTCCATCGTCGATAACATGCGGAAAGTCATCGTCTCCGCCATTGAACGTCTCGCCTATGCCATTGATGTCCTTGCCAATGCCTACGGATTAACGCCGATGGGAGCTTATGATATCAGCTTTGACTGGTCATATGCCCTCGTTGAGTCCACGCAGGAAAGCTTCAATCAGCTCCTGTCATCCGTATCTGTGGACGCTGTGGAAGCCGCGGAACTGCGGCAATTCTCCTTCCCGGACGAGACACTTGAGGAAGCGCGGGTCCGTGTCGCCCAGATCAAGCGCGCAAAGGCCGACGCATCAGACGAGATTCTGAAACAGGCGCTTGCGGAAGAGTCCCGCCGAAACATCCTGAGCGATGAGGATGAAGATGACATCGAAGCGTGAACATGATGCTTTTCGTGTCGTGAAGCGGTACCGCCATTTAGTCGACATTTATGAAAAAGACGCGGCACGGCGCCTGGCGCGTCAGCACGTCATCATGGAATCCGCGATCCGCAGATCCCTGCGGAAACTGAATGAAACCGACCGCACAGGTCTGCCGATGACCGCCCGATACGAGAACATCCGCCCGGCCATTGAGGAACAGGTCCGCATTTGTACATACAAGTCAGAACGCATCATGACAGACCTCGTGAAGCAGACGGCCCGTCTTGGCATTGATGCCGCGTCCGAATCCGCTTCGCGCATTAAGAAGCGGGACTGGAAGAAGGTCAGCACGTCAGGCATCCTCACAGGCGGAATATTTAAAGGCGCGAAGGACGCACTGGCAAAGATTCCCGCTGCCGTCATGAGTAAGATCACCGACCTGGTCGGTCAGGCTGTCGGGATGGCAGAACAGGGTTTCGACTGGCTCATGAGCCATTTAGGTGATGCCCTTTCCGGAATGTGGTCAGGTCTTCAGCGTCTGATCCGAACGACTGCAGAACAAATCTTCCGAAGAGCGCAGCAGCAGCAGCGTCAGGAGATCCCGATCAACGGATGGAGGCGTATCGCCAATCATGAAACCGCCTGTCTCGCCTGCCTGATGCTGGAAGGACGCATTTATGACCGGAGTGAAGACTTTGCGGATCATCCAAATGGCAGATGTTATATCGTACCCTGTGAATCAGGCGCGAAAGACGAAAACACAGGGAGAGAGTGGCTTGAGAATCAGGATGAAGCCACGCAGCGCCGCGTTATGGGAAAGAAACGGTTCGAACTGTGGAAATCCGGAGAACTGTCACTTGACGACATGACGGAGGTTGTCAACGATCCTGTATACGGTCCGCAGCCTCATGTGATTCCTCTGAAAAGAATTGGCATCGTTCCATGAAACCATGATATAATAAATATAGCTGATCAAGAGCCTGAGAAAGCCGGTCAGGGAATATTCCCTTGACCGGCTTTTTTTATCGCTGGTGCCGGGCGTACGCGGCAGAAACTTCGACGGGGACGCCACCTCGAAAACAAGCGTAGAAGAGGAAAAAATGAATCGTGATTTTCTGAAAAATGCGGGTGTGCCGGACGAAGCCATCGACAAGATCATGGCAGAGTACGGGAAGGACATCCAGGCGGAGAAGGACAAGGCAAAGCTGTCCGCCGACAACGCCGCGTCCGTCAAAGCTGAACTGGAAACCTACAAGACCAAGGTCGCCGATCTGGAGCGAGCCTCCGAGGGCAATGCCGCGGTCAAGAAGGAGCTGGATGACCTGAAGGCGAAGATCGCCGAAGAGAAGCGTCTGGCGGATGAGAAGGCGGCTGATGAGCAGCTGACCGCGACGATCCGCAAAGCTATCCCGCAGGATCGAAAATTTGTCAATGCCTACACCGAATCGGCCATGATTGCGCAGATCAAAGCTGAAATGGGAAAGGTTGAGAACAAAGGGAAAGGCGTCTCGGAACTGTTCGAGGCCCTGACCAAAGACAAGACAGACCTGTTTGTGAATCCGAACGAGCTGAAACCCAATATGCCAGGATTCGGCGGCGCGGACAAGAACGATCTCGACGACGCAAGAGTCCGCCGGATCATGGGCCTGCCTGTCAAATCGTAAAGGAGCACATCATGCCCAACAGTATCGCACTGTTTGAAAAGTATATCCCGCTTCTCGACGAAGTCTACGCCGCAGAAGCGAAGACCGCCGTCCTTGACGGCGACACCACGCTGGTGAAAGCCGGCTCCAACACCCACACCATCCAGATCCCGAAGATCAGTATGGACGGTCTCGGTGATTACAGCCGTAATGGCGGCTACGCTCAGGGCTATGCCTCCATCGAATATGAAGAAGTCTCCTTCAATTATGATCGCGGCCGCAAATTCGACGTTGACACCATGGACAACGAAGAGACCGCCGGTCTCCTGTTTGCAAAACTCGGCTCCGAGTTCATCCGCACCAAAGTTGTGCGTGAAATGGACGCTGTCCGCTTTGCTCAGTACGCTGGCACGGAGGGCGTCAGCACCGTCGCAGCTGCGGTTCTGGATACCGCCGACAAGTGGATTGCTGCCCTGACCGCTGCGAAGACTACCATGGACGATGATGAAGTCACAGCCGAAGGCCGCTATCTGTTCATCACCCCGACTGGTCTTAACCTGATAGACGGCATGGACACCTATAAGTCCCGCAAGCTGATCGACAGCTTCGCGAAGATCGTCGAAGTCCCGCAGGCCCGCTTCTGTACCGGTGTCGAACTGCTCGACGGTAAGTCTGACGACGAACTGGCTGGCGGTTTTGTCCGCAGTGGCAATGACATCAACTTTATGATCATTGAAAAGTCCGCTCTTATGCAGTACACCAAGCACGCTGTGAACAAGGTCATCAGTCCGAAGGCCAACCAGACCTCCGACGGCTACCTGTTCTTCTATCGTGCTTATGGTCTGAACGATGTCTATGAAAACAAGGTCGCAGGCATCTATCTGCACAAGAGCACCATCGTTCAGGGCGGATCCAACTGATGAGCCGCCATATCGGAGCCAAACCGCAGAAGGAGCCGGAAACCATCCCGGCTCCCGCCACTGGCGGGTATCTGGAGGCTGAGCCTGTAAAAATCGGAGAAATACCGGAATATAAAGAGGTGCAGCCGAAGAAAGTGACGAAGCGTCCGAGGAAGACCGCGAAGAAATGAGAAAACTCTGCTGCATCGTCGACCACCAGAACAAGAGCAAGGCCTATGCCCATGCGCTCAGTCAGGCCGGTTACATCAGTACCGACCGCCTGCACGCGCAGGGTATCCGCTTTCTCCTGACTGATGCCGACTGGCGCCGCTTCCAGATGGAAGAAGCCCGCAGCAGAGGCATTCCAGTCTTCCTTTATCCGCACGCAGCACGTCCGATGGTGCAGTATGACGGATGCATTGAACCGCAGCCTGTCACCGTGATGTTCACGCATACGGAATACGGTGCGGAACTGATGCGGAGAATCGGTTATCCGTACCCTGTTGAAGCAGCCGGATGGTCTTACAGTGAGATCCGTCCCTTTGTGCCCATAACCGACGTCAGGCGCGTCCTCTTCGCCCCGATCCACCCAAACGCGAATGGGTGGCTATCGCCGGTCGACAAGGATCTGAACCGCAGAGCATATGACGCACTCAGTGCCTACTGCCGGGAGAGCGGCGCGGCACTGAGCGTCCGCATGATCGGGACGCCGGAGGATAACGGACTTGAATCCGACGTTGATCATCACACAGGAAAAAAGAACAACAGTGCGGATGATATGTCCAGCGCTGACGTTGTCGTCGCCCATCAGACATTCGCCTATATGGCGGTGGCTCTGGGTAAGCCTTGCGTCATGTTCGGCGAGGATGTCCCGCCCAGGTCAGGCAACAGCGACGAGAGCTTCTGCTACGTCAGCCACTGGGACAGCTACAAGGACGACCTGATGTTTCCGCTCGACATTCTCAGCGGAAACATCGCGGAAGTCATTGGCAGAGCGGCGGCAGGGTGCAGACAAGTTGAGCAGTGGAAACAACGCTTTATCGGGTACCCGTTCGATGGCGATGTTTTTTGTAAAAAACTGGAGGCTTATCTATGACTTATGCAGCAACGGGTGAGCAGATCAATGCGCTTCGGCTGATAGTCGGAGAGCATCCAGCTGACGAATCCGGTTATTCGGATTACGATCTTGCGCAGGCTATCGAGAACCGCAGCGGCGACCTCCATGCCGCTGCAGGAGACGTCTGGATGTGGAAAGCTGCTGCCGCTTCTTCCCTGATCGACTGGTCCGCGGATGGCGGAAGTTACAAACAGGCAGCCCTCTATGACCGGTATCGTGCAAACGCCATGGAGGAATATGCACAGAGTCCGGCCACAGGCGGAATGATCATTGACCCGACCCTGCCGCAGAGGGCAGCATGATCCTGGACCGCAAGACCCTCTCTATGATGCGGAAGACGCAGGAAAGCTCGATGCACCACAAATGCACCGTGGAAGCCTACATCGTCGCAGAGGATGGGACGATCAGTTACGGCAACCCCGTCACGATCGTCTGCGGATTTAAAAGCCGCTCAGGCAGTACGGGAGACGACGTCTTCGAAACCATCGAAGCTGCCGCGTCCATCCGCTTCCCGCTGGCTTTCCGCATCGGAATGAAAGACCGCGTCACGCTCATAGAGGCCTTTGAGCAACCGGTTGAACCCCCGCAAGTTTATCAGGTCTGCCGCCTGCCTGCAGCTGGCCCCTCCGGAAAAGTAGTCGAGGTGACAGAGGTGTATTCATGAGCGCAAACGCTGGAATCACTGCACTCAGTCATGAACCGCTGACGATGACCATCGAAGGGCTCGAAGAAGTCCAGGAACTTCTCAACAGTCTTGCGGACAGCATGAAAGAAGAAACGTCCATTGCCATGGTTACCGATGCCGGAAATGCCGTTGCGGACTGGATGAGAGAAAACGTTCGGAACACATTCCAGAACCGCACGGGAGCTCTCGAAAATTCCATCTTTGCAACGGTACTGACCAATGATGCGGGAGCCATGGCATTCGTTGGTCCAAACACATCGATCATACCTTACGCAATGATCCAGGAACTGGGCGGAGACATCTACCCAAAGAACGCGCGGTATCTGCACTTCTTTTACAAAGGCAAAGAATACTTCTCAAAACATGTCCATCTGCCTGCTCGCCCATACATTGCACCCGCTTTCAACGACCATCTGGAAGAAATCATTGAGATTTACAAGGAGGACATCTATGCCGCAATCGCCGAAGGCTGCGCAGATCTATGACGCCATCGAGGTACTGCTGAAGTCAGTCATACCGGCAGACTGTCGTATCTTTCAGGCAAACATGCCGCTGCAGCTGATGGACAGTCTCGCGCGCGAAACGACACGGCTCTGCACTTATCTGATCTTCCAGGACCGCGTCCGCCAGAACAGTTCCGGCAGGACGCCCGTCCATGAAATCATCCTGGAGGTTTCCTTCTACGGAAATCTGACGGATGTCGACCAGATGGCCGGAGATTTCAATGCCGCGGTCATCGGTAAAAGCGTCATGTCCGCGGGATGGAATTTCATACTCCGGCCATCTCAATCTGTCGGGCGGCGGGACATTTGGGAACCAAGAATCGCTGTAAAACGCGAATACCTGCAGATGCAGGGTCTCGCGATTGAGCCGCAATCATAAATCAATGATGGAGCCGAAGCGCTCCGGGAGGTAAAAATGTATACAACCAACATGGGAACCAAGATCCAGATCGGGACCGAGGGAACGAACCCAACATTTACGGACATCCCGCGTCTTCGTAACGTACCGGGCCTTGCGCTGGAAACCCAGAAGATCGAAGTCACACACAATCAGAGCAAGTCGAGGGAGTTCATCCCGGACTGTCTGCCGGATCCCGGCGATTACGCCTTCGACATGGAGACCGACCGTACGGACGCCACGCATCAGCAGCTTTTTGCGATGCGTGGGACCACAGCGACACGGCCATTCCGTATAATCTACCCTGACGGTCTCGCATGGCAGTTCAACGCTTCCGTGATGTCCATCACCCGCGCCGATTATGACGCACAGGCTCCCGACATCATCGTTGATACCGTGTCCCTTGCGATCAACGGCGACGTGGAAGACATCTCCGATGAACTGCTGAGCTGATAAATTAATCATTGGTCTCTGGTCATTCGTCATTGGTTTGGGAAACTAACAACCAATGACGAATGACTGAGACTGAAAGGAGCTTTATGGGTAAGTACCTGACCGCAAACGCAATCCTGCAGGCGGAAGACTTCATGTATGACGAAGTCGAATGCCCGGAATGGGACGGGGTCGTCCGGATCCGCTCCCTGTCCGGTGCTCAGCGCATCACACTTAAAAAAGCCGTTGACGCGGGGAACGACAATGTGGACGAGATGCTTTGTGTTATGGCTATTGTCGATGAAGACGGAAACCGCATATTCGAACAGAAACAGATCGCGGAACTGTCCAGGAAGAACACGCAGGCAATCAGCCGCGTTGCCATCCGCGTGCTCGAAATCTCAGGCCTGCGGAATCCCGCCAAAGCCGTCCAGGACGCGGAAAAAAACTCCGGCATGACGAAGAGCGACGATTCATCCTTCGATTAGCTCTTCGTCTCGGATACGCAAATCCGAACGCCATGCTGCGGGAAATGACATCTGCGCAGCTTGACGAATGGATCGCATTTTACAGAATTGAACCATGGGGACTGGCCGTGCTTGACAACCTTATGGCAAGTCTCAAAGCGCTGATCATCAACATCAATACGCCGAAGAAGAAGCAGAAGCTCAAGAAATGGGATCAGCTTCTTCTTTGGTCGAGCCGACCAAAGCGCGTTGACGCATCGCTTGATCCGGACAATTTAGGAGAATAAAATGGCCATTGCATCAATTTCCGGCATCGACATCAAGATCGGAGCTGACCTCAAGGATCTCAAAAAAGAGGTCGGGACCGTTGGTGATACGATCAAGAACGGTGTTGCGTCCGGACAAGAACCCGTTAAATCACTTAAAGATAACTTTTCAGCTGCCGCACAAAAAGCCGGTGAACTCGTGAAGCTGCTCGGTCCGATTGCCACCGGGCTTGGAAAATTCACGAAAGGCGTCCTTGAAGATGCTGTATCCTTGAGCCCGGAAACCGCCGCCGCTGTGGAATCCGTTAAGACATCATTCAGCGGCATCAAAACCGCCCTTGCAGAATCCATCGCGCCGTTCATCGAAAAAAACGCCGATAAAATAACCGGCCTCTTTGACGGTATTGCCGGTTTTCTCCGTGATCATCCTAATGCCGCTGGCACCATCGTAAGCATTGCGAGCGGCGTCGGACTTCTCTCCTCAGCGGCAACGATTGCGCTCCCGATCATGACAATGTTCGGACTTTCTCTGTCATCAATCAACCTCACTGCTGTTGCAGTCGCTGTAGCAATTGGCGGACTTGCTCTGATTCTTGGACTCCTGATCTCCCGCATGGACGACGTTTCTACACACGCGCAAGCCACAGCGGAATCAATTGAGACGATGGATCCGGCGACCCAGACGCTCGTTCAAAATGGCTACGGCGAGTTGGAAATCTGGGACAATTCTTACACCATGGTCTTCAACCCTGAAACAGGGCAGGAAGAAATGGGACGATTCGACGAAGCTGCACAATCCTGGGTGTTTGACTACCAGGAGATCGCCACAGCATCTACGGAAGCAACAGATGCTATTACCGGGCAGAATGAAGCTCTTTCAGAAACATCTGCCGCAATGGAAGAAACGACTTCCATGACTGACGAGGTCAATCAGATCCTCACACAAATGAACGATACAATCGAATCTGTCAACCAAAATTCAGGAACCTATACTGAATCGATGGAGCAGATCAATGCACTTGTCGAATCTGAAGCCTTCCAACAGTTCGCCAGTCAGCCGATCAATCCGGAAGTTGGGTCGAGTTGGGAAGCCTTCGGAGAATCTGTCAGCCAGGCATCCACAGCCTTCAATGAGATGAACACACTGCTGGGCAGTGGTGGTGAAGGCACTGAAGGCGCGGAGGGAACCGGTACAGGGCTGAATGCGGCTTTTGACCTGCTGAAGACCACCATCAACAAGACCTACGCCGAATCGAAGCGGCTGGCGGAGTATTGGGTCAGTACCTTCGTACCGAACGCCCAGACCGTGGCGAACGCGCTGGCGGTGACGGAGGTGGGCGAGGATGGCGAGGTGACGGCCGGGGGCGGGAACACGCTTTTCAACGCGCTTGGTCTGATCAAGGTTGAACTGGAAGACATGTATACGGCTTCCGTGAATCTGGCGGATCACTGGATCGGGCCGTTTCAGACCTCCATCTGGTCGCTGTACGGCGCGACCGGGATCGGGATCAAAGGCGTCGAGTCGATGGGCACCGCGGTCGAGGGGCTGACGAACCAGTTCGTGGTCCTTGTCGGGCAGATCCAGGCGGCCATTGATACCTTCCTGACCTACAAAAAAATCGCGGAAGGCTCCAGCTGGGGCTCCGGCGGCGGTGGAAACGGACAGTCAAGCGTCCTTATGCGCGCCGAAGGCGGACCTGTTTACGCGGGAAGCTCTTACTGGGTCGGTGAGCAGGGAATTGAGCTCTTCACGCCGCACCGCAGCGGCTACATCATCCCGAACGATGAGATCGGGATGCAGCGCGAAACATCCATCATCATCAACTTCGAAGGTGACGTCATCGGGGATGAACGGAGCATCCGCAGCATGGTTTCGAAAGCCGTGAAAGCCGGTATCCGGCAGGAGGTACGCAGTGGCGCTTAGCATATATCCATCCGTCTACTACCAGACGGCAGACGGGAATGAGATCCCGATCTCGACCCCGTCGACAAAGAAATACTGGGAGGTTTATGGCCGCGAAGGCTTCGGCGTGCCTGAATTGAAGACCGAAACGCGCATCTATGCTGACGGCAGCGTCCGCACCCTCACAGCGATAATTCAGCCGCGCGAGATGCTCCTGAACATGATACTCGTCGGAGAAACAACGGAAGAACGAGATAATCTGTATCGCGACATCTCGTCACACCTGGTCCAGGTAGGCTCCACGGATGAGTGGGGACGGCTTCGGCTGCGCCGCTCCGATGGTAATTGGATCTTCATCAACTGCCTCTACACAGGTGGAATGGACACGCCGGATAACCTCCCGACAATTCGTCAATTCAGCATGGAGTTCTTCGCGGATGACCCGTATTTTTATGATGCTGAAGAAACCGTGTTTCAGCCGAAGCAATTATCTCAACTGATCTATTTGAATGATAATTTGTTTTTGGGCGATTGGACGCTCAAAGGCGGTCTGACAGACTTGCAGATTCACAATACTGGGGAATTATGCTTTCCTGTTATTGAAGTCACCGGGCCAGCATCGGTTATAAGAATCAAAAATGAAACCACAAAACAAACGCTTGCTATGGCTACAGACTTTTCACTTGCAATGGGTGAAGTCCTTCTGATAGACTGTCGTGAGCATCAACAACGTGGGATAACTTTGAGAGATAGCACAGGACGTGAGCAGGACATTACGAACAAGCTCGGTCTCGGATCATCGCTCAACTGGCCGCTTGTAAAAGGAACAAATGTGATCAGTCTTTATTATACAGACAGCGCACAGACGTCATCTTACAGACTGAGATTTAGAAAGAGGTATTACAGCGCATGATGAAGGAATACCAATTCTTCATGAAATCCGACAACGGGTTTCGTGGCTCTATCATACCGAATGCAACATCCTTTAGCGTAACATTCCGTATGAACAGCGTCAGCAAATGGACAATGGAAGGCGCAGGTCTGACCCCATGCCCATTTGTTGAGGGTTCTGAAATAATTGTATATCGTGGTGAAGAGCCATTCTTTTCTGGATTTGTTCAGGAAATAGAAGACAATTTCGACAGCTCAACAAATATTTACGATTGGAGTGTAACAGGTGAGGATGACTTCGGTAAGTTGGCGCATCGTGTTATTTTCCCTGATGCGACAAAATCAGAACCTGATCCTGATGACAAAGATTTTACAGGCTATCTGTCTGACGTACTTCTCGGAATTGTCAGAGAAAACGCAGTTGCCGGATACTGTCTCAATGAAAGGATTATTCCAAGATTTGACGTGCTGACATTACCTCATATTGGTGAAGAATTGACCCTCAACACTTCTTTTGATGAGATATTGTCTTACATTCTCGATAAGATTCAGGACAACACACTCGGTATTCGTGCTGTATGGAATGGGGAAACTGGAAGAAGCGATTTACAGATATTTCAGCCGCATGATGTATCGAATACTGTTATTTTTTCAGTGGAATCAGGTTCAGTCGCATCTTGGACAAGAACTAAAAAGGCGCCGAAAGCGAACTGGATTTACTGTCAGGGATGCGAATACGTAAATAAAGAGAGTACGGCTGATGGTACTGACTTGCATGTAATCGTTTCAGACGCGGCATCAATTGCGAAATGGGGACGCATCGAGATGTTCCTCGATAAATCCGACATCAAACCAATTGAAGAGAAAGACGATGACGGTGAAGTTATCTCTACTGAAAGTTGGGACAGCGTGATGGAGAGACTCGAAAAAGCCGCAACCGATGCATTGATTGAAAATTCCGCTCAGAATGGTTTCAAACTGACTATCGCTGAATTAGATCGTATGGAATACAAAAAGCATTGGGATATTGGTGATACGGTTGCTGTTCGAGTCGGTGGTGAGGAATTTACTGCACCGATTGAAGAAATCAAAATCACCTATAGTGGTGGAATTGAAACAATTACCCCGTCTATTGGTGAGATTCAGCGCGGTGAGCTTCAGACCTTGTTTGAAGAACTTGGATCACTGAAAAACAGAATTACAGTCCTTCAAAACAGTGAGGCGATTAGGAGCGCAAAAAAAGTAAAAAAGGCTTTGCGCAAATGGGCTGTGCAATATGAAGAAGAAGAAGAAAGTGAAGATACTTCGACACCAACGACCATTCCACAGTGCGCTAACCGTATCAATATGTTGGGACGGCACCTGCGGGAGCTGAGAGAAAGATCAATGCTGAATTGAGGTAAAAACCAATATGTCAACACCTGTAACATTTACAAATTACGGTTTTTTTGAAGACCAATGGGCTTTGAATCAAACCAACTGGGCATCATATTTTGCCCCTACCATTCCTGATGGCGTTATTTCAGGTATTGGAGATGAATTACAAGTATATGCATCTTCTTCAGGTATGTTTGTATACGTTAGATCAGGAGAATGCAGAGTTAGGTCACATCGCGGGGAGTCTACTGATTTACAGACATTATCCATTGATGCGGCTGATGCGACTTACAATCGCATTGACCTCGTTGTTGCTCGTGTCAATTATGCAACCCCTGTTATGGAACTTGCCGTAAAGAATGGCACACCGGCTCAAGAACCTGTTGCCCCTGAGTTAGTACAAAACGCAGGCGATATATGGGAAATCCCTTTGGCTGAAGTTACAGTTACAGCAGGTGCGCTCACCATTTCGAACGATAATGTAAAAGACCGCCGTTACGTGTACAAATCAGGCGGCGTCGCAGCGACTGATTTTTCAGATACTACACTTGTTGTTGCAAACGACTGGGAATATCGGAACAATAACGAAATTGAATCACTGAATATCGTTCTTCCTGATTCACCATCGAATACATTCATGTGCTCAGTATGTTTTACCTCATCCGCTTCATTTACAGGAGTTACTTTTTCACGTGGTGGCGAGTCATATGCGATAAAAACTATTGATGGGCTGAACTTCAAATCTGTCAGGTATAACCTGATTATTTGGTGGGATGGTGCATATTTCTGGTGTGGGGCACGTGCTGTATGAAATATCTTGAAATGAAGAAAAGAGCGATAAGTTCAGGCGGTTGGTGGGTAGACTCGTCCTGCCTTGCCGCATATAGGTTCAAAGGAGCGAATAATTCATCTGCGGCTCTTCTTGATATGACAGGTCATGGCTATCACCTAACAAATGTTGGTGGTACATCTTGGTCAGCTGATAGCGGTTTCAACTTGAATCACAGCGGCAGGTATTTGACAAATTCAACGCTCAATGGGTTAGGAATACTCACAATTATTATAAGATTTATGAATTTGACAGCTGTTGCGGTTCCTATTGGTGACACTTACACAATACAATTTTCGCGACCTAATAGCACTTCAGGTTTATTAGGAAGATTTCAGATAAATATTACTGCAAATACCGAAACAACACATTACGATAGTGGACACACAGCTTGGTTGTCAGATACAAATTCAACATCGCCGATGGTTTACAGAGAAAGCAATGCGGATACGCCAACATCTGGTATATTGGGCGGTTCATCCAATTATTTGTATCTTAATGGTGCAAGATGGGCATCGACGAACCGTTCGAGAAACCATGACCCAAACGGTGCAGGTGGTTGGAATGGCGTAGCGACCATTGGACGAGCACATGGCTCAAATGGCAAATTCAATGCACTTGCGGCGGCATTTTACTCAGCAAGGCTTACAGAGGCTACGCATGCTCTGATAGCGGCGAACATGATGCAATTTTAGGAGGTCTTACATGCGATTACCACTGACAAAAGACCTGTACTGCTACAGAGGGCAGACCTACGACCAGAGCCTGTACTTCAAGCAAGGTGGTGAGCCGTATTCGTTGGAAGGAATCACGGTACGTGCCCATATCAGGCCATACGAGAACAGCACACGACTTCTGGCTGAGATAAACTGTCTCGTGTCCGCCGAAGAAGGACGGATTCGGATGACGCTGTCGGATGAGGAGACGGCAAAACTGAAGCCCGGAAAATATTCTTGGGACTTACGCGCAAACGACGGGACGAGAACCCAATACTGGATCAAAGGAAAATTTATCGTGGACGGGAGAACAACGATATGAGCAATATGTTACCGAATGAAACGCCGATCATCATTGAGATGACACCGGAAGGAAAAGACGGGCTCGACGGTGTTAGTGTCGTCGGTTTTGGAATGGTGAGTCAGGAAGGAAAGGTTAAGACCTATCGCTTTACTCTGAGCAACGGCGAACATTTTGACTTTTCCGTTGCCGACGGAGAAGACCCCGTACTTGAGTGGGGTAACATCACAGGAACACTCACCGACCAGACTGACCTTGCTGAAGCACTGACAGCCATCAGGGCAGCGATTGCAAGCAAGGCCGAAGCATCCGATGTGTATGACAAAGCAACCATTGATTCGCTCCTGTCCGCGATTGACGCGGCGATCGGACAGAAAGCCAATGCCGATGCTGTTTACACCAAGACCGAAGCTGATGCTCTGCTTGCTGGCAAAGCCGACACAGGTGACAGCTACACTAAGTCAGAAGATGATGCACTGTTGGCGCAGAAAGCCAATTCCGCTGATGTCTATACAAAGACTGATGTGGATGCGGAGATTGATGATATTGACTCTGCTATCGCTGACATTGGCACTGCGCTCACATCAAAAGCCGATGCATCCGACCTGACGGCATTGGAGAATCGTGTCAGTGCTGATGAACAGACTATCGCATCCAAAGCAGATGCGTCATCGGTGTACACCAAGACCGAAGCGGATGCTCTGCTTGCACAAAAAGCTGACACCGCTGATGTCACGACCGCTCTTGCCTCCAAAGCCGATGCTGATGATCTTGCAGATGCGGTTGCGGATATCGCAGACCTCGATCTTGCAAAAGCATCCGTCATCGTCAATACCGCATCCGGTGCAATGGTGAGCATAGAGGATGGAGCAGAAGCCCCTGTGAAGGCACTGACAGTCGGCATTGAGCCTGTACAAGACTTGCATGGATATGATTCACCATGGCCAGGTGGGGGTGGAAAGAATCTGTGCTACATAGAGGATTTCACAACTACGGTCAATGGTTTAACTTTTACAGCTGTTGATAATATTTTGACGATCAATGGTACTTCGACAGGAAGTATCGGAGCAAATAATGCTGTGTGGAAACATATCCGTTTCAACATCTTAGTAGAAGGAAGTTACGTAAGGTCAGTCGACAATTCTCTTCCGTCAGGGTTTGTTATGGCGTCATATGCCCTTTCAGATAATACTCCATATGCTTCAGTCGTTTCTACATATCCAATTGGCGAATATTACATTGGCATTTATATTCCTGCTAACACAACTGTAAATAATATAAAAATTCAATTTCAAATTGAATCTGGCTCTGCTGTTACTTCTTTCGCGCCATACGCCAACATCTGCCCCATCACCGGACATACGCAAGCCGTTGTGACGAGAACGGGGAAGAACGTCATGTATAGCCTTCTCAATTATCCGTCAGGTTATGCTACAGATGTGGGTGGTCAGCATGTAAGAATTCAAGGTAGTCTTGGAGAAGGGTACACCGCTCTCTTCCGATGTAAAGCGGGACAGACTTATACTATCAGCGGTATGCAAGGCAAGCGGAATCGTTTCATTGTCGGGTTTTTCGGAGATACTGAGCCAAAACATGGTGAAAAAACTTATGACTGGATAAACACGCCGATCAGTTCAACGACTTCAGTTGTAACTTTTACAGCAAAGACAACAGGGTATGCTGCTTGCTACTTCTACCTTACTTCGGTAGACCCGGACCCATCTACACCTTTCGACACATCGAACATCCAAATCGAACTCGGCTCAACCGCCACGCCCTACGAACCCTACCAAGGTCAGACCATCTCCGTTACCTTTCCATCAGAAGCAGGTACTGTCTACGGTGGGTATGTTGATGTGACGAATAGGACACTGACGGTGGACAGAGGAATAGTTTACCTCAAAGACTTAACGTGGACATTGAATGTTTCTGCACACGCTTTCAATAGTTCAATCGCAGATAGGAAAACAGGAAATGCGCTCAATCCAAAAAATATAAGCAACACATATCGGTTGTATGGTTCGAACGTACTTGCAAATTATCCAAGCGGTTTTGCTATGGGAAATAATACATCTCTGTACGTGAAAGACGATCTGGCGACTACTATCGAAGAAGCGGTAGCATTGTTTACGCAAGATAATACTTATGTTATCTACACACTCGCCACTCCTCTCACCTACACCCTCACTCCACAGCAGATGACGCTTCTTCTCGGTCAGAACAACATCTGGGCTGATACTGGTGACGTGACGATTGAGTATCGGGCGGATACGAAGCTATACATTCAGGCACTGACCAAACCTACAGAAGATAATATGGTCGCCAACGCCAATATTGCAAGCGGTCAGTTCTTCTCGATAGGAAATTCGCTGTATCTTTCAAGCCAAGCTATTGCACAAGGGGAAACAATAGTTGTAGGTACTAACTGTACTGCCGTAGGTATAGCTGACGCTTTGAATATGCTTAATTCGTAAGGATAATTTGAAATGGGCTATATCTATAGAATTTATCTCATCGAAAACGGGAAGTCTTATATAGGGCAAACTATATTCCCTGTAGAGGTAAGGATGAAACAACATGTTTACAATGCTTACAACAAGGATTCGGCTTCGTATAATCAGCACTTGAAAAGAGCTATTCGGAAATACGGAGAAGATGCTTTCACTGTTGAAGTGCTTGAACAATGTGATAATTCTTTATTGGACGAACGAGAAAAATACTGGATAGCCCATTTCGATTCCTTGAAACATGGTTTCAATATGACCTATGGTGGAGAAGGGAAAGTTGAGCATGACGGCAGAATGTTACTTGAAGCTTGGAATGAAGGTATGAATATGTCCGAAATATCAGAGAAGTACAAGATATGTTGGAAAAGCGTTAGTAATCATCTGAAAGCGCAAGGTATCACGGATGGTGAAATTCGCGCTCGTAGATATACTTCGGCAATGAACAAGAGAAAAAGACCTGTCTATCAGTATGATGAGAAAGGTAATTATATCGCTGAGTACCCTTCGATTCCTGACTTCGAAAGACAATACGGATGCAATACGATTTACAATGCGGTAGACAAAGGAAGATTAGCTGTTGGTTATCTCTGGAGTTATACAAAAGCAGAACGAATCGAACCATATTGTAACCACAGAAAAAAACCAGTGTATCAATACTCAAAAAGCGGAGTGTATATCAGATCATTTGAATCTGTCGTGGATGCCGCTAAAGAAGTGGGAACACAACCTTCCACTATAACAGATGCTATTTGCGGCATCAAAAAATCTTGCAGAGGCTATCTTTGGAGACACGAAAAAGTCGATAGATTGCCAGTGCTTCAATCATCATTATTTCAGTAAGGAGAAAATTATGACACAGTTTTATATCGTTGAAATTCAACAGTACGCCAATGGCGAATACGGTCATCTCGTTCATTACGCTTATGACGAAGACCCTGACAAAGCCCGGCTGAAAGCCGAGTCGAAGTATCATGAAGTGCTGTCAGCCGCCGCAGTAAGCAACACCAAGAGCCACAGTGCGATCCTTTTCAGCACGGAAGGTTTTCCTGTGATGCATCAGTGCTACAAGCACGAAGTCACACCTGAACCAGAACTGGAGCAGGAGTAGTTTACATCACGGCACGGCTGACGTATGTGGACGGGATGATAGCCAACCTGTGATATAATACACACATCCGATGGATATCCGGAGTAGCGACCGGAACAGAACCGCCGAAGCCAAAGTCCGCGGCATCTCTATCACAAAGATGGTTGCCCTCCTCGCCGATCAACTGTAACCCAGATCTCAAAGTTGCAGGTAACCGCAAATGCCGACCAGGGGCGCTTTGACTTCTCCTCGGGAGTTACCTGCAACTTTGCAAGGCCGGGGAGGGTGTAGGTGATACGGACGCGGTTATCGTGGTAGATGGTGACCGACTGGACGAAAAGAGAGAGAGCATCACGGAGGGAATCCGTGGTGCTTTTTTTGTTTGTGAGGACGTCCAGGATGGTGCGGCGGAGGCGGTCGGCTTCGGCGAGGATGCGGTCGCGGCTGCCGTCGGTGTCTGCGGGTACGGAAGCGGTCAGTTCGGCGCGCTGGTGTTCCAGTTCGGACAGGCGCTTGACAAGGGAGGCGGGCGGTTCGTCACTGTCTTCGATGGCTTCGGTGAGGCGTGCGATCTTGCGGTCGATCCGTGCCAGTTCGGCGGCGGTTTCCTTGGGATCGGGGAGGGCTTCGAGGTTTCCGGCCTGCGCGATCAGCGCGGCGACGTCCTTGCTGAACTGAGCGTCAGACAGTAACTCGATGGCCTTGGTGATGACCAGGTCGTCCAGCAGCTCCCGGCGGAAACCAACGTGATAGTCATTGCAGTAATAGGTTTCGTACACGTGACCTTTTGCTTTCCTGCGATCCAGGAAGGCTTTCTTGCCGCATTCGCCGCAGTAAAGCAGACCCGACAGGAGCGGGCGGTTCGGCGAAAAGTGACCGAGGGGCTTGTGATGCTCCCGCGGGGCTTGTTCGTTGTAGATCTGCAGGCGGTCGAATGTCTCTTTGTCAATGATCGGGGTGCAGTAGTCGTCCATTGTCGTTCCTCCATAGGTCAATTGGCCGAATAAAAGCGTCTTCATCATCAGGTGACGTATCGTCTCCCTGGGCTTCGTCGCAAAGATCCCGCCGATTTCCGCCTTAACTTCGTCCATCGTTGCGCCTTCCATGCGCTTGAGGATCCCGGCGCGGATGCGGTCAGCCAGATCCGGATCCGGCTCAGCGCGGTAACCGACGCGCGGTTTTCCATCAGAGTAGGTACCCATGTCAACGGGGACGGCGATCCAGCCGTCGGGAATGTTGGTGCGGGGGATGACGCGGAAGCGGGTAAAGTTGCTCTGGAGGGCGCGGCGGACGTCTGCGGAAATCATGTCCGACTGGTTCTGTGCGCTTGCCATATACATGGCTTCCATGACACGGGCGAAAGGGCCGCTGTCGACGACCGGCTGCTGAAGGGAGAAGATCTTATAGCCTACCATCCGAAGCCGCGCGGCGTCCATGGTTGCCTGGTCCACATTTCTGTGCAGGCGTTCGAAATCCCACGCAATAATTCCGGCAATGCCTTTTATCTTTTTATGGAGAAGGTCGGACATCATCTCCAGGTAATGGTCACGGCCTTTTGTGGAGCGTCCGGAGACAAAGGGATCGGCATAGACCTTGATCAGGGAAAGACCGGTCTCGTCGCAGAATCGGCGGATGGCGGCTTCCTGCTCATCGGTGGAGGTGTCTTTGTGACCCTGTTCCTCACCGCCGGAATATCTGCAGTACGCGACGACTTTGTCACCGCGGGAGAATGGGGAGAGGTTCATGATATGATTATTCTTGACATATGGAACGATCCGGAGTAATGAACCGGAATAAACAACCGGCGCGCCTGCCAGTTGCGCCGGTTGTTTATTCCGTCAGTGTGATCACCCAGACTGCCGGTTCTGCATCCGACGGACGTCGTGTGGTGAACACCAGATTGACAGGATAATCAAGCGAGTTAATGCGATAAGCAATTGTCACGACCGCGGCTTTATCTTCAGACAGCTCTATCATGCTGCTGTCATCCGTCTTATAACCAATGAGCCCAATGCCGTTCTGGGATGCTTTGACGGCGATCTGCGACGCGAAGCTGACCGTCTCGCTGCTGTTGTTTTTGAAAAGCGCCTTGACAACAAGGACGTCTTTATCAGCCGCAGTCTTGTATTGTGCTGAATTGTAAAAGTCAATTGTAAAATCACCGAAAACAATTTGATCAAGCGCACCAAATTTGAGTACCGCTGATCCTTCAACCGGCTTTACCATCCCCATTTCCTGCAGGCTCAGCATCTCTGTCATGATCTCGACCTGTACAGCCAGTTCTTCGATCTGATCCTGCAAATCCGCGCAATCGCATGTTTGTCCGGACACTACGGTCACTGTGATCAAAATAGCAAAAATGATCAGTAAAACCTTTTTCATGACTGCCCCCTATCACAGTTCCTTCGGGATCGGGATCATGACGCGTCCCAGGACATGGACTCGATCGTTCCGAAGATCAGAGGCGTCGAAGTGGATGGTCTCGAAGCGCGGGTTATCCGAGCGCAGGTCGATCCCGCCGTCTGCTGTGCGGAAAATGCGCTTGACCATGTCCATATCGTCTGCGTTGACCGCGACGACATTGCCATCGACCCAGGCTTCACCCGGTCTGCATACCAGGACATCGCCGGGAATGATGGTCGGGGACATGGACTCGCCAACGGCGACGATCGCCTGCAAGCCGCTGCCCCAGCGGCGGATGTAGGAGGCGGGAACGGGAATCTTTTTGATGATGCAGAACGGGTCTCCGGACGATCCAGGACCGCATCGGAGGGATGCCACGAGCGGAATCATGACCTCTTCTTCGGCGATGATTTCCGGAGCTTCGACGATGTGTCGGCCTGCAGGCTCTATCTGGGTTTGACGCCCAAGGAGCATGTCAGTGGTGACGCCGTATAGATCAGCGAGTTTAGCGAGATTTTGCTGATCAGGTTCCCATCTTCCAGCCTCCCATGATGAGACTGCTCCTTGTGTGACATGCAGCAGATCCGCGACTTCCTTCTGGGAATATCCGGCGCGTTTACGATACATTTTCAGCAAATTCTCTTCCATATTAGTCCCCTTTCTTTTTATTTTACGAATCCTATTGATATTAGCAATACTATTTTAGCGCACGTAATATAATTAGTCTGAAACACTTTACAATATTAGTAATACTAATTATAATATTAGATAGGCTAATAAACAAGTCCAATTAAAAGAAAGCCGAAAGAAGGGAATATCCAATGGCAAAGAAAAAGCCGAAATTTTTGAAGATCCTGGAAGGGATGAACGCATGTTACGGCGGAACCGATGAGCGTGATTGCTCCCGATGCCCCTATGACAAATACAACGACACAGACTTCTACGGTGAAGGCGGCGCGTACTGCATGCTGAAACTGAACGAAGACGCAAAGAAGTGGACGGAGTCCATGTCGATGTTCTGCAATTGCGGAGACTGCATTTGCTACACCCCGGACAGAGATCCGGAGACTTGGAAGCCCTCCGACCATGGTCACTGTTCTACGTGGGACTGTGACGTGATCGAAACCGAATACTGTTCCAGAGGAGGAATGAAAGAATGAAACATTTGAGTATTGATGGATTTGCAGGAGGCGGCGGCGCTTCCTGCGGGCTGAAAATGGCAGGAATCGACGTGACCATCGCCATCAACCATGATCCGGCGGCGATCCGGATGCACACGGTCAACCACCCGAAGACATTGCACCTGACCGAGGACATCTTCCGGGTCGATCTTTCCAAATATATCGATCCTGACGACACGGTTGACGTAATGTGGGCGTCGCCTGACTGCACGAGTCACAGCAAAGCCAAAGGCGGCCAGCCCAGAGAAACCGGTCTGCGGATCCTGCCCTGGGCGGTCTATCGCCTGTGCAAGCAGATCAAGACCATCACCGGGCATCTGCCGAACATGCTCTTCATGGAAAACGTGGAGGAAATCCAATACTGGGGACCACTGGACAAAAACGGACGCCCGATCGTCAAGAAGCTGGGGAGCGAATATCACAGGTTCATGCAGTCCATGCTCCTGCTCGGGTTTGACTTCCAGTGCCGGACGCTGACAGCTGCTGACTACGGCGCGCCGACGACACGCAAACGCTGGTATGCGGTGTTCCGCTCTGACGGAAAGCCGATCCGCTGGCCGGAACCGACGCATAGCAAAGACGCGACATTGTTCGGGTTGAAACCGTGGGTCCCGGTATCAACATGCCTGGACTTCTCCGACCTCGGTCAGTCCATCTTTGAACGGAAAAAGCCTTTGGCAGACGCGACGCTGAAGCGGATCGCGAACGGGATAAGGAAATTCGTCGTTGAGAACCCGCATCCATTCTTCCTGGACCGTGATCAGGCTCTGCCCTTCCTGATCCAGTATCACAGCGAAACGACGTCCGGAGACGTGCGCGGACAGACCGTTGATGAGCCGCTCAAGACCATCGACACGTCCAACCGCTATGCGCTCGTGTCCGTCTTCATCACGAAATTTTACAAAACCGGCACAGGTCAGATGGTGACCGAACCTTTGCACACGATCACGACAAGCCCCGGTCACTTCGGTCTGGTCTCCGTGTTTCTCATCAAATACTATGGCTCCGGAGCCAACGGCCAGAGCGTGGACGATCCGCTGGCAACGATCACCACGAAAGACCGCTTCGGCATGGTCAGCACGATCCTGATGCGGAACCATGAGCGCTATGCTATCGCCGACATCTACATGCGGATGCTCAAGCCGGAGGAATTGAAGCTGGCCCAGGGTTTCCCGAAAGACTACATCATCGACCATGACGCCGATGGGAATCCTTATCCGATCAAGGAGCAGGTCGCAAAGATCGGGAACAGTGTCGTGCCGATCATGGCGGCGGCAATCGCAAAAGCGAACCTGGAAGAGCCGGAAATCGGCTAATATAAATAATAATATTAGGTTTTCTTTTATTGACAAATTAGAAAACCTAATATATAATAATAGGTGAGCTAAAGATATTAGCCGAAAGGAAACGAATGAACAACATAAAGGCCATCAGGGAAAAGAAAGGAATACTGCAGTCTCAGCTTGCAGAGGCTCTCGGGCTGACACAGGGATCGATCAGCCAGTGGGAACTTGGTTTGACATCTCCGTCAGCCGATAATCTAAAGAAGCTGTCAGCATTTCTCGGTTGTACGGTCGATGAATTGCTTACAGATCCGAAGGAGGCCATCCATGACCGAGGCTGAGATCGAGCGGGATGCTTTTGACGCTTACCTTCGGGCGAAGATCGCCGCCGGTGAGATGACGCCCGAAGAAGCAGAGGTCGAGTGGGATTACCACGTGAACGGCTGGCCGACAGCCGCCAATATTTACGGAGGACTTTGATATGAAAAAAATGAATATGGATCAGATGCAGCGTGAGGTCCCGGTGATGATCATCCGGGAGACGCTGACGATCATGGACCGCAGGACGGGCCTGATCGAGAACCGCGACTTCTATCGTTTCGGACAGTGCTTTCCGCTCCCGACCGTCCGCAAGGAACTGGACAGCTACGGCTATGACATCGTCGGCTACCAGGAGTCGTCTTATGTCGAAGGCGTGATCGACATGGAAACGATGTTCGCGACGCTGAACGCCGAAGAGGTCACGGCATGACGCCGAAAGGCTGGCACTCGCTGAAGAAGCACTGTCCAGGTGCCGAACCGGTCGCCGCCCGCAACGGTCAGTACTGGTCCATCACCTGCCCGAAGTGCGGAAAGCGGATCAATTACTACAACTCGCTGGCAGAGGCGCGGTTTGACTGGAATATCCAGATGGAGTGCCTGCGCAGAATGAAGGAGGAAAAATGATCGACCTCAATATGAAACCCGCGAAAAAAGAAGAAACGCCGACCGGCATCGTGATCCTGGTCATGCTGCCGATGGTGATCGCCTTCGTCACGCTGATCGGAGTAATGGCATGAGCAAGCCGGAACCGATCGTTGAATACGAAGAAGCCCAGCCCGAAGGCATCGCCTTTCACTTCGGCGAACACTCACGCTGGCTGACCGGCTTCGAAGCGTGGCTCTATCGCGGAATGATTTGGATGTACGGCGAGCCCATCGCCGCCGCCCGCTTCTGGGCGCTAAACGGAGGCAGCGGCTCCCGCCAAGAAGCCGCTGCCGTGAACCCCGAAACGGGGATCTTGTAAGAACAACAAGGATTATATCATGGAATCAAATGACATCGTGAAATTCTCACCGGCACTTGCCATCCGTGACGTCGATGATCTCGGACGTGTCGGCAAGATGCTGGCCATCAGCGGGTATTTTGAGGATGCCCGCGACGCCGCCCAGGCATCTGTCAAGGTGCTGGCCGGTATGGAGATGGGCTTCGGCCCGTTCACGTCGATGACGGGGATCCACATCATCAAAGGAAAACCCTCCGTCGGCGCCAACCTCATGGCGGCGGCTGTCAAAGCCAACCCGCGCTATGACTATCGCGTCCGCAAGATGGACGACAAGGAAGTCGCCATCGAGTTCTTCGAACTGGTCAGCGGCAAATGGGAAAGCATCGGGACGTCATCGTTCACAGCCGCTGATGCACAGAAGGCAGGTACCCAGAACATGGGAAAGTTCCCGCGGAATATGCTGTTCGCACGCGCGATCAGCAACGGGATCAAGTGGTTTTGTCCTGATGTTTTCAACGGGAACACAACCTACACGCCCGATGAACTGGGCGCGGAAGTGGATGAAAACGGCGATGTGATCACGATCGAAGCGCCTGTTGCCGTTGAAAAAAACTTTGAAAAAGCGGTCGTTGCCGAAGAAAAACCGGCTGAAATTCCCCAAAATTCACAGGAAAAGCCCGTGAAAAAGCAGTTCGACGAAGAAGAATTTCTGAAGAATTTCTCCCAGCCCGCAGCGGTCACAAAGATGTCATACCTCAACGCCAAAGGCATGGGAAGCGACAAGACCGGGCAGCTTTACGATGACATGACGACCAAAGATCTGTACTGTCACTGGCTCGGACTGTCCAAGAAGCTGAGCAACCCTGACCTCAACCAGGATCAGAAGGACAGCATCAGCTTGAAGATCAGTGCGATCTGCGCCATCCTCTGGAAGCGCAAGCAGGACCGCATGATCGAGAATCCGACGCTGAATCAGTACGAGGATCCTCAGTAGGGGTGCTACGGCCGCCGCGCAGGCCGATAACACGAACTCTCCATTTTAATTTCTCCTCTCTTGAAATGTTGACCATCCGGGAGGCGCGGCTCCCTTCGGGGAGAGGACTATAAGGGGAAAATATGGCGAAAACATGGATAAAACTCTATACGGAGATCATCGCTGACCCGAAGATGGGCAGAATGTCCGACAAGCTGTTCCGCCGAACGATCGAGCTGTTTCTGCTCGCCGGGAAAGAGGATAACGACGGCGTTCTTCCCTGCGTCGAAGATATCGCCTGGAGTCTGCACACAAGCGTCAAGGAAATTCAGACGGTTCTCGATGATCTGAAAAAGATGAATGTCGTCACTGAAATTCAGACCGGAGCATATCTTATCGTGAATTTCGCGGAAAGACAAAATTCAGACATGACCCGGTCTGAAATCAACAAAAGGTATTACGAAAAATCAAAAAAGTCGAAGTCTGAAATTCAGACTGACGAAAGTCTGAATGAAATCTTACAAACATCTGAATCTCAGTCTGAATCCGCATCTGAAATTCAGACTGTAGAAGAAGAAGTAGAAGAAGAAGTAGAAGAAGAAGTAGAAGAAGAAGTAGAAGAAGAGTTAAGCGCGCGCGATCAAAAACCGCAGAAAGCGCCGAAACCGGAAAAACAGAAATACGGTTCACGGAGCAACGTTCTGCTGACGGCCCAGGAATACGCAAAGCTGTGCGAACGCTTTGACGATGCGGATGCCCGGATTGAGAGTTTGTCTTTGGGGATCGCTTCGAAGGGTTACAAGTACAAAGACCACTACGCGACGATCCTCAACTGGGCGCGGATGGACGCCGAACGGGAGAAGACGCGCCCGAAACCAAGGGATATCAACCAGTATCCGGACATCTACACGATGTTGCAGGCAGAAGGAGGGCAGGCATGAACGATCGTGAAGTCAAGCTGATCCTGGCACGGATCGAGGCGAACTGGCAGCCTTTCAAGAATGCCAATGCGGCGGTGGAGCTTTGGTGCGACCGCTTCAAGTCCGATCCTTATCCGCTGGTCCTGCAGGCGGTGAACGTCCTGATCGACACCGATACGGGCGGATTCCGACCGACAATCGGGCAGGTCAAAGCCGCGATGCATGACATTGTCCACGGTGAGATGCTTTCCGAAACCGAAGCGTGGATCCTGGTCAAAAACAGCTTTCACGAAGCGCAGGAAGAGCCGGAGACACTGGGCGGAGCGCGCCGAGCCTGGGCGAAACTGCCGGAATCCGTGCAGAAGTTGGTGACGCCGCGGCAGCTGCTTGAGTGGAACGGCTTGGAAGCCGGTCAGGTGGACACCGTGATACAGTCCAACTTTATGAGGTCGTATCGTGACGTTTGCACCAGAAAGTACAAGCGCGAGACGGTGAGCAAAGAGACGGCAAAAGCCATCGAAGCCATCCGGGAGAAGATGGGCGTCTTTGAAGATCCGGAGAAGAAGCCGGAGCTGCCGAAGCCGAAGAAACTCGCTTATGAAAAGCCGGACTGGATGATCGCGCGGGAGAGTGGCAAATGATGATACTCAAGGGGACAAGCGATCCGAACCGGATCATGGCAAGCGAGACCGAGGTCATCGTACTGCGTGAAGACGCCCAGGGCGCGGTCGATTTCGCAAAGGAACTGAAGCAGGAGTCGAACCTGACCGTGCGGCGGCTCTGGGAGCGGGACTACATGCGGGACATCCGCGAGCGGTACGGCTCAT